ACAGAACCAGTAATCCAAGTCTTCATTTTTCTAGACTCAGTTTGAGAAGCTCTATATCTTACGTGTAAGAAAGGTCTTTTCAAGTTTTTACCTAATTGTTGGTCGTATACTGAAGATACACCAGCTGGTATTACAATACCTCTAATATTATTCACAGTATCTTTAATACCACCTCTCGTGCCTTGGTCATTAAGATATTTGAAGTCTGATTTGTAAAAGTCATAAGAACCTCTTCTGAAACCAGAGAAACCTAAGTTTAATGCCATATCTTCTGAGTTGTTGAATACTCCGTAAGAAGTACCACCAGCACCATAAGAATTCATAGAAGCTAACATGTCATCCATTGCTAAACTAGTAGCTCTGTTTACAAACATCATATTTTCTTCAATAGCTCCATTTCTATCAAACTCAGCTAAAATAGCATCAAACTCCGCTAAATCAGTAGCAGCGTTAACGCCAGTAACACCAGATGTAGTGTTACCTCTCGCTTCAACAGCAGCAAATAAACCTTCAGTACCCTCGATAGCAGCAGCTATAGATCCTGCAGGAGTAATAGACGCAGCGTTTGTACCTGCTGACGCAGCAGCCGTTTCAGACTCTAACATAGACATTTCTAAGTAATCAGTAAATCTCGTTCTAGTTTCACCTTCAGCTTTTAAGTACCATAAGTAACCATTAATTCCACCGTCTTCACCTGTAACTTCAACCCATCCAATTTGAGAAGCATCAGATCCTGAGATCTCATACATATCTTTAATTATAATCGGTTTATTTTGAAAAGATTTGTGAGAAGGTTTATTAGCGGTTGTTTGGTTGTTTGTACCTTTACCAAATTCAGAACCATAAACTAATACGTTAACTGCTCCAGCCGTTGCGTTATCAGCAATACCACCAGCAATCATTGTATTATGGTTAAAAGGATTAATAGTACATGCAGCGCCAGAAACAACACTAACAAATGCTTTGATACTAGCACTCGCGTCAGATACTATAACTGTATCACCAACTCTAATACCGTGATCAGTTGTACCGTTTCCGTCTACGTCAGAATCAACAGTAAATGTTACACCAGTTCCTGATGTTACACCGTTGTATGATAAATGTAAGCGACCTTGCTCAGACCAAACTACTTGGTCAGAAGACATCGCTTCTTCAGCTCCTACTTGTGAAAGAAATCCTGAAATTGTTCTATTGCCGAACACTTCAGCTTCTTTTTCCATAAGATCTGGTAAAAATTGTTGTTGCCATCCATTATTCCCTGCGTCAGACGTAAAGTCAATGTAGTTCGTAGCTAGTGTAGCTTGGATTGGCGCTGGTGTGGAGCGCAAAGTGCCTCCTCCTGTAATTGCCATAATTTTTTAATTTTAAATTGTTATTTTTGTTTGATTTTAAACTTAAAATCAGAAGAATCATCACCTAGCACTTTGAACTTCATACCACCCGCTTCAATAGTTCCATGGGCTTGCCTTGGATCCATATTCACATTTTTGGCTTTAGCAATACTATCTTTCATAGCATCTGCTTTTCCTTGTTCATAAAAGTGACCAGCAACAGCGTCAGCATTCATTGCTGTGAATAGAGATTTATGATAACCCTTAGCGTCTTTTAAACCCATTTTACCTATATCGCTTTGAGTATTTTTAACCTCTTTAGCATTGTTTACATTAAACCTGTATTTTTTATCACCGACGTTATATTCAAAACCTTTGAACTTGTCGTTAAAAACTTTATCAGTTTTTTGTGTAAAAATATCAGAATTTCTTTTTGCCGTATTTTTAGTTATTTCTGATTCCTTGCTGTATCTATTAAAGAAATCAACTGCTTTCTGTTGCTCACTCGTGAGCTTTGAACCAGCTTTGATATCTTCATAGTATTTGGATTTGTTCTCTTCCAGTTGAGTTTTAGCGTTGGCAACTTGCTCTTTTAACGCTAATTTTTTTCTTCGTATATCTCTTTCGTCGTCAACTTCTTCGTCGTAAGAGAATTGATCTTCCATAAGGAAGTTAATTTCTTCTGTGTTTAAATGAGGTTTTGTTTGTTTATAATGTTCAAATAATAAATCTTTATCTTCTAACTTACTATAGTCTTCATTAAGTTTAACATAATCATTTAAATCTCCCCCAGTTTCTTCCATAAAATCCATCAGTTTTTGGATATTTTCTGGAACTGGTTTTCCAGTTGCTTGAGCTTCAGCAACAGCTTCTTCAACTTGCTCTTCCAACTCTTCAACTGTTTCCTCTACTTCTTCATCTGTAATTTCTTCTAAAACAGGTGTTTCAGTATCTTCTTCTGTAGATTGCTCAACGACATCTTCTTCGCTAGTCGTCTCTTCAACAACTTTCTCTTGAACAGTCTCAGTTTCTTTTTCTTTTGGCGGATTGTTTAAATCTACCTTAACCACACTGTCATCTCCAGCGCTTTCAAACTTACTTTCATCAACTTGAGGAGTTTCCTCAACTTGGTCTTGTGTAGTTTCTTCAACTACGTTTTCTACGTTTTCTTCCATAATATAATATAATAATAATTAATAAAAAATTTAACTAGGGTCAAATGCTCCTAAGTCGAACCCGCCACCTAGTATATCATTACCTGCGGATTCAAAGTTTTTAGGTGGTTTCCCACTATTTCTTTGTTCAATCATCTCGCTTTGCTGGGATGCTTGTATTTTTGTTCTTTCATCTTTACGATCTTCTTTTTGTCTTTCTCTTTCCTTCACACCGTCAGTCTCAATTCCTTTAAGCTGCATATTATATTGGAATTCTAATGCCATTAGTTCTTTTTTATGCATAACTTCTTGTTGCATTTTTTGAGAATCAATTTGAGCTTTCATTTGTTCAAGTTGTGTTTCAGATTGCATTAGTACTTGATTTTTTTCCATCTCTATTTGGGCAGCAGCTTGAGCAGCTTGCGTATTAGATTCTGTTTGAGCTTGGATATTTTCCATTTGCAATTGCCTGTCTCTTTCTTGTTTTTTCCTTCTACGTATTTTTAGTAATTGATTAGCAAGTTTAATGTTTTTAATCTCTCTAAGATCAATAGCATCTTCAAGTTCGATGTTTTGTTGTTGAATAGCCATTTGAATATTGTTTTCCAGTAATTGTTTTTCCTCTTCATCTGGTTGTAGTTCTATAAATATACCAAAGTCATATAGGTGCAGGTTTTTCATTTCTTCTAATGTTCCCACATTATGTGCCCCAATAGCTTGAATAAAAGCATCTCTGGTTGGAGAATATTCTATAATATCAGATATTCTAAGAGATAAACATTCTGCAATTTCTGCTGTTAAGAATAATCCAGATTGTAATATATGTCTCGTAGCTGTATTAGAATTTGCAGCAGCAAGTTTTTGCACGCCTACTAAAGCGTTTTTATCTGGCATACTACCGTCTCTAGCTTCGTTTAATCCTGTGACATCTCTTATCATTTGCAAATAATAATTATATGTTTGAATTAAACTTTGCATTTTAGCGCCCCCATTACCTGATTGTATTTCTTGAATAGGTACTTTACCGGGATTTAAATCACCGTCAGAAGTGAAACTTCTTCCAATTACAGATCCAGTTTGGAAGAACATATTTAAAGCTTCTTGCGGATTGTAATTAGTTCCGTTACCTAGATCAATCTCTGCTAAACCATCTGCATCTAAATAAACCCCGTCCGGAGTTAATCTTGACATTACTTGTTGTAATTTTAAATGTGTTAGTTGGATCATATCTGCAAAACCTGTAATACGTTTTACTAAGGAATCAATTTTACCATTATACATTCTAGGAGCGACAATAGCGTAATTCATTTTAACTTTAGTAAAATCACTTTTTGGACGCATCATATTTGAAGCCATCTCCCACTTAAGTAATTTATCTGTACCAAGGATTGCAGCGCCATCATACAAACATTCTATAGATCTTAACAACCTTGAATATCCACCTTCTTTATTAGGTGGAGGATTAAAACTGTCATCTTTTGGAATAATTTTATCAGCTCCAGTTCCAACTTCTTTTACTTTGTAAACCTCGTTCATATAGGTTTTATAATTAAAATATAAAACTTGAATCGTGTTATTGTCTTCTTGATCTGAAGAATATCTTGTAGTGTTATTATTTCTATTAAACGACTTGTTCTTCATTATATCTTCAAGATCAGACTCTGAAAGATGTGGGAATTGTTTCGCTAATTCATTTACCGGAATAGATTTTACTTCACCGACATAATATATATCATCAAAATATGGCGAATCACTATAAGAATAAACTAAATTTGCAGGATCAACATAATCAATAACAACGCCTTCTGATGTGTTAAATGAAGATTTAACAGCTCCAATACCTAAGACTGTAAGATCGTAGTAAAACCGCTTCTTAGTTAATTCATATTTATTACCTTCAAATAGAGTGTTTAAAGCTTGTTCTTCTGCCAGTTCTATAGACTGCTTATAGGTTAACTGCATGTGTAATTGCAACTCTTCAGTTGTTTCGGGTGCTTCTATACTTTTATTCTCTCTTGAATCGATACCGGTGGCTTCCATAACACCTGTGTCGAACGCTTTAAGTTGCATGTCGCCGAGCATAGATTCCATATACTCGGTTCTCTCTTTTACACTATAAGGATTTTGAGAATATGCTTTTATGTCATACGTTCTTTCAGCGATACCATTAACTACTATATCTACGAATTTTGAAATAATTGGAACTGGTTTCCAATCTAAATTAAGATAGGACAAATCACCATTTATTGATAACTCATCCTTATATTTTTGAATTGGCTGCTCGCCTCTAGCATACAATCTTAAACTATGAAAATTATTATGATTAGTTTTATATCTCCCAGAACTTCTATCGTTATTGAACCACTCTGTTTCAATAGCTTTTGCTACTTTTAAACCATAATCGTAACTTAGTTTTTCTTGATCGCTTACGGTTTGACTTGGGAAATTATTATTAATGCCAGACTCTGCCATATTTATTTTTTAATTATTTTAGACATACTTCCTTTGTTTTCATATTTAGAAATCTGTATGTTTAATTTTGGTTTTTCAATTTTTGCATTTGGAGCATATAAATGTCTATTATTAGCCATGATAGCTAAACCTGAACTAATAGACGCATCAAACTTTGTACGTTTATTTATATCAAATCTAGACCAATCATTTAATAAAGCATTGAAATATAAATCTCCAAATGTTCCATCTTGTTTCATGCCCACGTGATCTTGAATATACATTTCAATTGCTGCTGCGTGAGCTTGTTTTATATCTTCGCTAGAGTTAGGGATTCCTCCAACTTCTTTTTCTGCCACGGACAGTTTGTTCCATATCTTGTCCGGTCTATTCATACTGAAACCTCTATAACCTCTTCTTCTAAGATAATATAATAATCTAGGTTTATTATTTTCACATAGTATCGGCATTCCATAAAATACTATTGCCATTAAAACATCTTCAAAGAATATTTCTGCTGTTGGTGGTCTTGATAAGTATTCTAAAAAGAAACTATTTGCTGGGGCGTCTTCCATCGAGAATCTTGTTAAACCGTGTAAAGCTCCTTTTGATCCTTGACCATCTACTGTTCCTGATATATCATAGGAGTCACAACCAAATGCTCCCATATGTTCGTTACCAGGATGTTTTATACCATTTTTAAGTATCACCCTGTTTTGTAGTCCAATCTTTGGAACCCAACTAACTTTAAATCTACCGTTTTGATCTGGATAAAATATAACTTGCGTATCTTTAATTCCATTCACCCATTGAAAATTACCTTTTGTAACTCCAAGAGTACGGGACATCTCTTCATTATAATCTATCTGCTCATATATCTTAACTAAATTAAATATACTTCCTTTTGCCTCATCTCTAAATGCATGTTCAGTGGTTTTTGGGAATTGACGATAAAACTCGTTTAAAGCGTCGTGATCGCCTTTTAAACCATCAGCTTCATTCTGCCAATGTTCTATAATCCCTACATCTATTAATTCACCATCTGGTCCGAACACATCGCAGTCTGGTGTATCAAAAACTGGAAGTCCATGCTCGTCAATAAATCCTTCGTAGTTCCACTCCATTGGGACAAACAGAGAATATAAACCAGACTTTGTTTGGCCATTTCTATTTCTCTTGGTGACATCTGATGCGTTATATAGTTTCTTAAAATTGTCTCCACCTTTATCTAATGCGTTTGAAGTTGAGCCCATCATACATTTACCAATAATTCTACTACCTAATCGTAAACATGTTTTTGTAACTCTCCAGTTATTTAAAATATTATCAGGTCTCTCCCATTTACCGCTTTCATCATGTACTAAAAGATTTAGTTTTTCACCATCATAACTATTGTCTCCTGTATTCTTCCAATCAATAGTTGTATCTAATCCTTGTATATTTTCTAACTTTTCGTTAGATGTTATCTTTTTCCTTGTAAACTTACTTGCTGGCACTCTATATGCTAATTCTGTTTTTGGCCTGTCCATACCATCTTGGATCGGTTTAAAAAAGAATGGGTAATTAATGCTTATAGGAACGACTTTGTCGGTGAACATCTTCTTAGCATCTGCACCTGTTTTAGATAATACACCATATCTACTATCGGTTGCAAGAGTAGCTAAGTTAACCGTTTCTGCAGATGACATAAAGGAAAATCCTGAACGTCTGTTTTTTAAGTAGCATATACCATAACATCTTTTATCAGCTTTGCACGCCTCCCAGAATATATAGAACAGTCTGTTTGCTTCTCTAAAGTCTGGAGCACCAACATCAATCTTACTCCATTGTAGATACATGTAATGGGTTCCTACTATATAAGTCGGTTTATCTTTACTCATAAACCAAAATCCTTCATCTCTTCTTTTAAACTCTTTGTCTATATAATCAAACCATTGATCTTTTTGCTCATCTGGGTAGTTTCTCCAATCGAAGATATTCTTTATCCTACTTAGCTCTTTAGGATATTCTTGTTTAACCCATTTGTCTTTATCGTGTTTATATACTTCTTTAGGTACTTTGGGTAATGCTATCCGCAGATTTTGGATTTCAAGGATTTCACCAATTTGACCAGTTTTTGATATAATGATAATATCATGTTCTTTATTGTATCCATATTTCCATTTTTTACCTTTATTAAGTCTACTAATAGTAGTCTTTTTTACAGGTTCGATTATTTTAACTAAACTTTGCTCGTACATTATTTAGATCTACCTTCTGCGAATCCTTTAAAGACTTTTTCCGTTCTCTCTTCAGGTACTTTTCCCTCAAGTAGATTTTCTTCCTCTTGAATTCTGTTAAGTATTTCAAATGCGTCAAATATAGCTAGTTTTTTAGTAGCTGCAGCATTCTTTAATCTATCCGCTGATATATCATCATCTGAATCTACAATTGCTTCCTTGGCAACTTTAATCAGTTCTTCAACTGCTTTATGCCCAGCTTGGATTATATTCCTCTTCGTCTCCTTGATATTCATACTTGATAGTTATAAAATTAGATAAAACACGATATAGTCGTTCGCCATCAATAACAAACTCATATTCACTACTTGGTCTGAAACCAACTAGATCTCCTTCTTTAACGGTACCATCTGAATATTTGACAATACCTTGTAAAGGTTTTTCAGATTCAATATTAAATTGATCTATTGCTTTTAAAGGTTTTATGAAACAATAACCTTTTGGAGCATTCCATTCTCTATTTCTTTTATATAAAAAGATTTGATCTTGAGTTATAAAGTAAGTATCTTCATTAAAGTAACTTCTACTATTCTTTTCGATACCTTTCACATTATGCCACCTACGAAATACATTATGATGTATTATAACTTCATCACCAGGTTTAATATCTGTATCACCAATGATAGGTGTGGATATAACTTTTGCAACTCTATTTACGAATTGATGATTATAAATCT